GATGCGTCCGAAATTCCAGCAATAGTTTCTGGTAATTCTAAACTACCTGGGGTTGTAAAAGGAATCAAACGAGCAAAAGTTGATACCTTACTGAATTATGAACCTAATATGTTTCAAGATATCAATACGTTTAAACGTAATCTTGTAACAGATTTTATTTTAGATGGAAATATTTTTGTTTACTTTGATGGAGTTCATTTATACCATCTTCCATCTAGTAAAATGCAAATTCACTCTAGTAAAGATACTTATGTTGAACACTATACTTTTTCTCAAGAGATAGACTATTTCCCTAGTGAAATTATACATATAAAGGAAAATTCTTTTTATTCGATTTATAGAGGAGTCCCCCGCTTAAGTCCTGCACTAAGAACCATGCAACTCATGGCAGCAATGCGAAAATTCCAAGATAACTTTTTCAAGAATGGAGCTGTTCCAGGCTTAGTACTAAAAAGTCCAAACACACTCTCAGAGAAGATAAAGGAACGAATGATTCAATCTTGGGGTGCACGATATAAGCCAGAAGCAGGTGGAAGAAGACCCCTTATTTTAGATGGTGGTATAGAAGTAGATCAGATCTCAAATGTAAATTTCAAAGATTTAGATTTCCAAAGTGCGATTGCAGAGAATGAAAAGATTATTTTAAAGGCGATCGGAGTCCCTCCAATTATGTTGGACTCTGGTAACAACGCCAATATTCGCCCAAATATGCGATTGTACTACCTTGAGACTATACTACCTATAGTTCGAAAAATTAATTTTGGATTTGAAAGATTTTTTGGATTCAATATAAAAGAAGATGTCACTGATATTCCAGCTTTACAACCAGAGCTAAGAGATCAGTCACAATATTACACAGCACTTGTAAATGGAGGAATAATATCTCCAAATGAAGCTAGAGAGCAACTTGGTTTTGCCCCTATAGCGGGACAGGATGATGTTAGAGTTCCTGCCAATATTGCAGGAAGTGCTGCAAACCCTGATGAAGGCGGTAGACCCGTCGAGGAAGTAGAAGATTAATGGCAGGATCATCAAAACAAAAAAAGAATTTAGCAGTTACAATGGGTATGTACTTTGCTGAAATAGGTTATGTATGTACTCCAAAAGAATTTGCGGCGGATGAGAATCGGCCTCCGCTTATAAAGATTCCAACTATTAAAAAGATATTTGGATCTTGGTCTCTAATGGAAAAATTTACGAGATCATTCTGTCCTGAGCTTATGCGAGGACTAACCGATAAAAAGCCTAAAGTGGATGCACCTAGTCCACTAGAAGAATTGCAGGCAAAGACCGCTAGTCCAGCGGAAGATGAGGGAGTAGATGGAAAAGATATTTAATCTCACATCCACTTTTAAATCAGAAGCACAAGATGATGGTAGTGTTATGATTCGTGGTATGGCCAGCACAACTGAATTTGATCGCGCGGGCGATTCTATTTCAGCTGATGCTTGGACGAAGGGTGGATTAAATAATTTTGAAAAGAATCCCATAATTCTTTTTAATCATGACTATAGTCGGCCTATTGGTCGAGCTAAAAAAGTCACAGCAACTAATGAAGGTTTACATTTAGAAGCAAAAATAAGTAAATCAGCAGGTGATGTTGCTGAGCTAGTTAAAGACGGTGTCCTTGGAGCCTTTTCTGTTGGTTTCCGAGTCAAGGATGCTGATTATGTAGAGGAAACCGACGGATTAAGAATAAAGGACGCTGAGTTGTTTGAGGTATCGGTTGTTTCAGTACCTTGTAACCAAACAGCTACTTTTTCACTGGCGAAGTCCTTCGACTCTAAATCAGAGTATGAAGATTTCAAGAAAACTTTCACTAATAGTGACGGGGCGCAAGTCCAAGAGGAGATACAAATGTCTGAAGAGACAAATCAACCCGTTGACTTGGAAGCTTTTGCTAAAAAGGTAGCTGAGGAAACTGCTGCTAAAATTGCAATGAAGCAAGCCGAGCAAAAAGCAGCCGATGAGGCTGTGCAAAAAGAAGCTGAGGAGAAGGCTGCTGCTGAAGCAGAAGCTAAAGCCCAGCAAGAAGAAGAAGTTAAGAGCGCTGTTGTAACTGCCGTTGAGTCAGGTACAGAGCGACTACTTAAGGATGTCGAAGCTCAAATAGCTGAGAAAGATGCTCAAATGGACGAAGTCCTGAAGAAGCATGAAGCGGATCTCAAAGAGAAAGCTGAAGAGATTGAAAAGATGCGTGATTCAAAGCGTGTTTTTGAAAATCGAGGCAAAGGCGATCTAAGTTCTAACAAAAAAGAATTACTAGAAGCCCATATTCTTGGTAAGATTACTCGCAAAGGATGGGATACCGACTTTGGTAAGAACGTCCTACAAAAAGCAGGTGTTACCTACGATGCTACTAGCGCAGCTGGTATCGACGTAAGCGTATCTGCCGCTTTTGAAGAGGAAGTACGACTTGAGCAGAAAGTCGCTCCTCTGTTCCGTGAAATTCAAGTAGCATCTGGTGCCACCGTACTACCGATTGCACCTGATACTGAGAATGCAAACTGGAACAACACTGGTTTGGAAACTACTGCTAACCTCTTAGAGGAAGCAGGTGCAAGCGATAATAACTACAACATTAATCGCGTATTGCTCCAAGCGTTCAGGCTAGTCTCTGGTACGTTTATCGCTAACGATACAGACGAGCAAGTTGTTATCAGCGTTCTGCCGATAATTACTTCAGCTCTTGCACGCGCACATGCGAAAGCAATTGATTCTGCGATATTGGTTGGTAACTCTTCCTTCGCAGGTCTCGTAGGTGGAGCTGGAACTGACGGTGCAGGTTCATTCCTCGCAGCCGATTCTGCTCTTGTAACTGACCCTGATGCATCTGGTACTTCAGACGCTATCACAGGTGCTAACTTGCTCTCAATTCGATCAGAAATGGGCAAGTATGGTGTTAACCCCAACGATGTAGCATACATTGTAGGTATTGACCAGTATTACAACCTAATTAGCGATGCTGCCTTCTCTGACGTGTCAGAAGTTGGCTCAGATACAGCAATGAAGCTAATCGGTGCTGTTGGAAGCATGTACGGATCACCCGTAGTTGCTACCGATGCATTGGCCCAAGGTACTAAAGAGGGCGGAGCCTTCACAGGTACAGCTGCTTGCGCAGTCAACGTACGTAACTATGTTATCCCCCGTCTGAAGGGAGTTAGCATTGAGACCGACTATGAAGTAGCAGGTCAGCGTACTGCAGTAGTTGCAGCACAATCACTCGGATTTAACGAGCTGGTTGCTGGCACAACTAACAACGAGCCTTCAGTAAGGATCGAGTATCAGTAAAACTGATACACCTAATTAGAATTGCAATAGTAATTCTAGTAACTGGGGGAGGCAATCCCTCCCCCAAGTTTTTACTAAATAACTTATGGCAGACTTAATAACTTTACAAGATTACAAAACGGCAGAAGGTATCACACAACCAAAAGATGATGCTAGGTTGAATGTGCTTATTCCTTCTGTAAGTCAATTAGTAAAAACATATTGTGGTAACAGTTTTGTCGATTTCTATTCTTCGAATAAAACTGAAACAATAGATGTTAACTGGAGCACACATATAGTGCAATTAACAGAGAGCCCAGTTAATTCCATAGTTAGCGTACAGGAACGCACATCTTATAGTAGTGCTTATACAACACTTACTACAGGCTCTCACGAATATTATTTAAATACTGAAACAGACAGTGTTTATAGAACTCTTACTTCTGGAAAATTTAAGAACTGGCCACAAGGAGTAGGAGCAGTCAAAGTTGTTTATACAGCCGGCTATAGTGCGGTGCCTTCTGATCTTAAGCTCGCAGTGCTGGATTTAATTACTTACTATCTAAAGGACGAGCATAAGCAAAGGCAATCTATAGCAGGTGCTAGTATACAGAATCAAGGAAGCTCTGGCCAGCCAAACAATGTAGGATTCCCCGACCACATTAAGAGGGTATTAGACCTATATAAGAATTTTTAATGGCTCAAAAAAGTTTAGATGAATTAAAAAAAGTTTTGACTCAGATGATGAACGAGGAGTCAGAGGACTTTCGTTCAAAAAACTCAGATAAAAAAGTACATAGTTTTAAAGTTACAGTTCCGAGCATTATAAAACAAAGTTTAAAAGAGTTAGAATTAAGAGGGGCTGTAACTCAAGAGGGCAACGTATTTCAGTCCCTTATTAATATAGTAAATACAGAAGTGCCGAAGATGGTTTCTGCAATGTTTAAAGATGCAAAAATTTATTTCGGTAAAAATATCAAAGTAACTAAAGCAGGGGACTCAAAAAGTTTTAGACTTCTTTTAGAGCCTAAACAAAGTATTGATGTATATGCAAAAATTAGATCTTTTAAAGGTAAACATCAAGAGAAGTACTTAAACAAGTTAATAAAAAAAATAGATCAGTTAAATAAACCAGGTGCTACAGGCAAGAGTAGAGGCATTAGACAGCTCAATGAGCAACAGAAAAACTTTTTAGCTATCGGACATGATGAAGGCTCCTCTATCGCCGAGCAACGAGTAGAAGCAGCACAAAACGCTTTTTATCAGTTTGGTAAAGTTTCAGACTTAAAAGGATTTCCTGAATTGTTTGAAGGTTTAGAAATTTTAGTCGCCAGAAACAACACAGAAGATAAAGATATTGTACGCGCTTCTCTGGAAAGTAGTTTAGCTAATAAACAAAAAGGCGGTGGTG